CACTCCTGCTGCGCCTGCGCCACTGCCGCCAGCGCCACCATTTCCTCCATAAGTTGAAACGCCTCCTGCCCCACTTCCAGAGCCAGATCCATCTCGACCTCCGCCGCCTCCGCCTCCGCCATACCACGCGGCTCCTCCTGCAATAGCAGTTCCATTTAACTTACCTGCGCCACCGCCGCCGCCGCCAAATCCACCTTTACCGGGGGTAGCGTTATTCTTGCAACCACCACCACCACCGCCATCAGTTCCATTTGCAGCAACAGCAGCTTCATTTCCAGATTGCGACGCACCGCCAGTTCCAGCGGCAGCACCAGCTGAAACGCCTCCATCTTGTCCAACACCTGTGGCACCACCACCACCGCCGCCCCCATCTGACTGATTTCCTCCACCGCCGCCAAATACTTGTGCTAACGATCCAAAACTTGAAGTGCCGCCGGGATTGCCGTCGTCGTCACCAGTTATTGAAGCGCCACCAGCGCCAACAGTTACAGTTTCAGTAGAACCAGCAGCAGCTGGAAGTATATAAAAAATGTTATAAGCACCACCACCGCCGCCAGCACCTGCTTGTTCCAATCCTCCAGAACTTCCACCAGAACCACCGCCAGCCCATGCTTGAACTTGGATTAAATTTCCAGATGAAGGCTTGGTCCATGTGCCACTGCTTGTAAAAGTCTGTATGTCACTACCACCGCCAGCAGCTAATGCTTGTAGTAATCCGCTAGATCTTCCTATATTGTCCGTAATTATTCCACTCATAATTACCTCGTTTGGTCTAAGAATGAGACTACAATATCTACGTTTGCGCTACTAGCTGTAGCTGCACATAAGTGATCTGTATCTGTCATTACAAACTTGTCATTAAAAACAAATGTAGCATTAGCTGCTAACGCTTGGTCACTAAGGAGTTCAAAGTCTGTTCCTCCTCCGTTTTCATCTATATAAAGATCAAAGGTTTCAGCAGCCCCTGCTGTTTCTGTAACGATCACACTTAATATAGTGTAGGTATGACCATCTACGCCATTTAGAATTACACTTTCAGAGTTAGTAACCCCTGCTGTCAGAGTATAACTCAATATTTCACTTGCCATTTTTCTCTCCTTTTAAAGTCCAAATACCAGTGCTTTTCCCGTTAATTGTCCTAAAAAGGGATCAAGCTCAAGTGCTACTTTTGCAGCAGCAGCCGTAGATGCTCCTGTTCCACCATCCGCTATTGGTACATCAGTGCCGCCAGCTCTGTAGACAATGTTACCTTCAATATTTAAGTCACCACCACTTGCTCTAGTTACAGTAGTATCAGTTGCATGGCCTACATTCACACCGGTAAACTGAGGAGATGATCCTGTTCCCAGGCCCAGATTCGTTGCTGCTGTGGCAGCGACGGCAACATCTGATAGATTGTTCGCTGCTACTAGGTTTGCTACTGGAGAATTACCGCTATTGGGAAACGGTATAAATAAGAATGTGCTCGTTGTTAATGCGTAAACTAACGCTAGATCATTAGCTGCTGCTTGATAATTAGCGTTACCAGCTACAGTGATTGTGCCGCTATCTACGACAGAAGCTGCAGCATCAAATATAACCCACATAGAATCGCCAGCACTTTTTGGAGTGCCGAAGTCTGTAATAGCGTTAGTACCTGTTATATGAACCGTGTTGCCGTCATAGTTAGCCCATATATCCGTATCTCCGGCAACAGATGCAATATTTGCACCTTGCGAATGACTTATAAATCTAGAGTTTGCATCAAGGAATCCGCCAAGTTGAGGAGTCGTGTCCTCAACAATATTTGACATTCCTCCGCCGTTATCACCCGAATAGGCAATTATCATTCCAAGTGTGTCGCCATCGGAGAAGCTACCAACTTCAACAAGTCCACTAACGGCAACCTTCGAGTACGTAGACGCTGAAACAACTCCGCCGTCAACACGAAACACCTTCATGGCCGTAGAAGTTGCACCTGCCTTTACTAGATAAATAATAGCAGAATTAGAGGCGGTGGGGTCATCTAGAGTGTCAATAAACGCATTGATGCTAGTACCGTTATTATCTACGTCATCAATAAAAAGCTGAGAGATACTACCGAATGTGCCGTTATTAGCCTTTATGGTTCCCGCACCTTCATCATCGTCACTTGTCTCTGTGTCCCATGTCATCTGGATACCAGCGGCGGGGGCTAGGTTATCAACATAGGCTTTAATGCTTTGTTGCGTGGCAAGAAGAGTGGCTGAATTAGAGTTTAGCGTATCACTATCCTCTATACCTGTTACTGTAGCACCCGTAGCAAGTTCTAAGCTGGTCGAAAAATTAGCCAGCGTTCCATTAACAGTAGTGAATGCGCCAGCGGCTGTAGCCGCGCCACCGATTACCGTGCCATCAATTGTACCGCCATTTATATCTATCGTTGTAACAGTACCAAGATTACTTGATGTCCCTGATAAAGTCGCACCTGCTGCTGTAATCTGAGCGTCAGTTAGAGAAAGATTACCTCCTGTTGCTCCCGTCCCTGTCGTAGTAGCAAAAGCAACTTTATCAGCACTTTCATCCCAACCGATAAAAATATTTGCATCATCGCCGCGCTCTATAATAATACCGCTATCATGAGTAGCGCTTCCCGTAGCTCCGTTACCTAGCTCTATTAGAACATCACCTATAACAACATTACTTGTTGAAACTGTGGTAGTTGTACCGTTAACCGTAAGGTTACCGCCAATAGTTACGTTATCTGTTACAGTAGCAGCATCTACAAATATATTTGCCCATCTGACACCAGTAGTTCCTAAGTCATCCGTGCTGTCCGTATCAGAGACAACATTCCCGCCGTGGGTTGTTACACCAGTAAGAGTTGATGTCGTACCTACAAAAAGCTTCTTTGCAATACCAACACCGCCATCAGTGTGAATTGAGCCAGTCGTACCACTACTAGTATCTGTAGTATCATCAACAGAAGTAATACCGCTTGTCGTAACTGTTGTAAACGATCCGGCAGCGGCACTATTAGCACCAATAATACCATCGTAATTCGTGGACACTAACGCGCCCGTATTAGAGTTGAACGTCAAATTAGTACCAGTTTTTGTCGTTTGGCTACCTGTAGCCGCAGTTACAAATAACGGGAAACAACTAGTATCAGTGCTCTCATCAGTCGGAGCAACATACCCATCTGCCTCAGTTATTCCTGCGGCTGTAAGACGAAGCTCTATACGATCTCCAGCAGTAAAAGCTCGACCCGTAGTACTCTCTTGCTCACGAACAATAGTAAATGTGTCAGTTGAACGCGCTGTACACTTAACAATCTCAAGATTATTAGAAGTATCAATCAACGTAACATAGAAGTAGTCGCCCCCTGTCGGATTAGGAAATAATGCACCTTCACCGCCGCTAACAGCTAATGATGTAACTGAATCATTAATACCGCTAGCTAACAAACTAAAGGCATTATTTGCAAATAGAGCTTGTGCCATAAACTATCTCCTTATGCCCATGGTATACTAGCTCGGGCTGTTAATGTTGCGCGTCCAGCACCTAGATTAGCACGAGCTCTACGTTCTGACACCTTAAATGTAAATTGTTTTGCGTGATACGCGGCTAACTCAGTATCACTCCATGTAGTCTCAGGCAGCGTTAGAAGGCTCTGTAAAGCTCCGTGGACAATCACATCCTCTAAATCGTCCATAACAGTGCCTTCCATACCTGTGGCTGTCCTTAAAGGCTTCTGGGCCACAAACATCTCAATTTTATCAGTAGAATTGTCAGGAATTAAAGCTACATGAAACGTATCAGGATTATTTTGAAAAATATATTGGGGAGTCGTGCGCTCAGCCGTTACACTAGATGGGTACTTAGGGTATAATTTATGTATCTCTTCCAATGTTTTAGATGGTAGATTAGTCCCATTAATCGATGCGGTCAGAATAGTATGCACTTCCGCACCTGATTGAGGAACAAACGCGTACTCATATGTTCCGGCTACCGTAGTAACTGTTGCATGTTCATAGCGCCATGCACCTGTGCGCTCGCAAGCCGAAATAGCTGCAGTACGAATATGACTAGTCAAAACAGGATGAGGAGCACCAGGGGCATTAGCCGCTAAACGATTAATCATTGTAGAGAACAACGCAGTAGCCATTAAACAACCTCCACCTTAATTGGGTTAAGCCCAGCGTCCTCAGTATCAGTTACAGGGATTGACCCTCTACTAACTCCAAGCATATTCTCATAAGATTCTTTGTAAAGCTTAGCTCGCCCGCTTGTTACAGATTCGTTATCAACAGACTCCAGTAAGAAGACCATAACATCCACGACTACAGGAAAATATGCATCTGCAAGAAGCGCAATTGCTGTTGTGCCATTATAGGTGGGCGGGCATTGTGAATACTCAACAGTAAGGACTTGGCCTGAGGGAGCCTGAGGGTATATAAAAAATTTGTTGGGGTTACGTACCGAACGCATCCAATTGACAGCTGCACCTTGAGCATCATTAGGCCATGCGGGGAGAGTCTGATCAAGAACCTCACGAGAAGCCTCAACCAAACTTACACCACTTGAGACTATAGAATAGCACTCAATGATACGCAACGAGTCAGTTGGAGCTGACTGAATAACCTCGCCTTGCACACAAGTAACAGTACCCACATAAGCAAAAAGATCGGGGCGTAAAAGTTGTATACGCTTGAGAGCTTGATTGCCTATGCCTAACATAAACGTATTGCTATACCTAAACGATACCGAATCTTCATCTTGGATGATCCGGCGTACATCAACAATTACGTCATCAAGTATCATTTTTTCTTGCCTAACCCTCTAGATGCGTCAGCAGCTAATGCAGGTTTAGTTTCTTTCTTAGGTTTAGCTTTTTCTACTACTTTTGGATCAGTAGACAAGTCAAGTTTAGACTTACGATCAACTTGTTTACTCGTTAAAAAACGTTCTGGGAAAGCTTCTTGTTCAGTAATCTCTACCATTTTAATATGTTTAGCAAGATTATCAGTGTGTTGGAAAATCTGTCCGTCATCAGCATGTTTAAGCCAACGGCCAGGATTACCCATATTAGGTTTGTTAGCCATAATAGACTCCTATAAGAGAAAGAGGGAGGGGCTACTTAACCCCTCCAACTAACTACTATTAACCTGAGCAGTCTACTACAACCGCCCAAACTTTAATCTTAGCAGTATCAGTTACAACACCTGATACACCAATTAGCATATCAATAGTATCTGCAGCCGCAAAGTAATGGCTTTGGTTATCACCATCTAATCCAGCTCCATTCGATGAAGTGGTGCCTGCTGAGTTAGCATTACCACCGTCAACAAACAAATCAACATCACCACCAGTAAGGCCAATGTCAAATGTTGACGCTGCACCTTCGGCGGTTTGAGTTGTTGCACCAACTGCCAGCACTAAAGTGTTAGCTGGTATGTTGAGTACTTCAATAGAGTCACCAGCGGCTAGTGCCGTAGCACCTGCTGTAACCCTATCTGCCGTAATCGTAGTGAAGTCTAGTACGACTTCCATGTAACCGACTCTATTAATGCCTTTGGCAGGATGTGCCGCAGAGCCTTTGTTAAAGCCGTGAGTATCAGTATAAGCAGCCATAGTAAATTCTCCTTCCGCTTACGCGATTGTTATGATACCAGAAGTCAATGCAGTGTCTTTTACGACTTTAAAACCGTACACCTGCAAACCACGAATGATATCGCCAAAAGTAGACTCAGACCGAAGAGTTTCCATGTTAGTCATTTGAGAGGCAAAAGTAAGACCCTTCTTATGACCAGCAAAGATAGTAAACTCACCAGCAGCGCCTGTTGCGGATAATGGCAGATTATGTGACACATAGAGCGTGAAACGATCAATCACACCAAGCCGACCATTACGTAATGGCGTAGAGCCATCACCACTAATCGACGCATCCTTAAGATCAGATTGTTTAATCAAACCAGCCATTTTAGCAGGGATGACCATCCAACGATCCTGTTCAGGACAATTTGCCTCGTCAAGAACCGTACCGTGGTTAATGATTTCAGCAAGTACGTTTGAAGTTGTGATTGCATTTGGAGTACCAGTGACACCAAGATCGATAGCAAGCGTCTGCTCACCAGCGGTTAACCCACGGTTTGTTGAAGCAATATCACCAGCAATGTTACCAAGAACATCAGTGTCAATAGTAATCTTCATACGCTCGGAAGCGTCTTTAGACCATGAGTCCATGCAGTCAATGTCAGACTGAACCTGATCAACGTCATCTTCAACAGCGGCAAAATACTTGCCTTTGTCAATGAGAAGCTGAAGCTTTGGCTTATCAGGGTTTTCGACGGTCAAGGTCTGACCCTTAACGTAATCGTTGATCGTCAACTCAGGGGTCGTACGGATATTAACCGTATCACCATGGGCTTTGATCTCACCCTCGTAATCTGTATTAGCAATAGCCGCTAGCACAGTAGCATCGTAAAAGTTCTCTATTAGTTTTCCACTCCAAATCTCAGGGATGAAATTACCAGTATAGGCCGGATGGCCTGGGGAAGTAGCGAATGCCATTTTTTTGGCTCCTTTAACTACGCGTTAATAATACGACCATCGCTTTGCGCTGCGAAAATGTCGCGTTCAATTTTATTACGCTCCTCTTCCTTACCTCGAAACTTACCATCCCGAACATTTTTGAAAAATTCAGTAATGTCCTGCGGAGTATAAGTAGTCTTCGTATTGCCATGGGGAGT